AGTCCTGCTGGTATCTATGATTGGGCGGTGCAGACTTACAAGCGCAATCGTATCATCTTCACCACTTACAACTCCCTGCAACGTATTCAGCAGGCAGATATTCACGTCGATACCATTTACTTTGATGAGGCACACAACAGCGTTCAGCGTAACTTTTTTCCTGCGACAGAGCATTTTGCTGCCACTGCTGATCGCTGCTATTTCTTTACTGCCACTCCAAAGCATTCCATCACTATTTCCAAACCTGGGATGAATGATGCTGCCGTTTATGGTAATGTGATCTGCAATGTTCCTGCACCCGAAATGGTGGATCAAGGCTACATATTGCCGCCTAAAGTTGTTGTGAAGCAACTTGAGATGGTTCAGGACAAGCAGATGATTGCTGACCGTGACTCTGCCAATCTGTTGGAAACGATTGATGACAATGGTCTGGGTAAGATCCTGATTTGTGCTCGTTCTACCAAACAGATTATCGGTTTGGTGTCGCAATCTGATTTCTGCTCTGACCTCAAGGATCGTGGTTATTCTTGGATGTATATCACCGCCAAGACTGGTGCCGTGATTGATGGTAAGAAAGTGGATCGTGAGGTGTTCTTCGACACTCTCAATGCCTGGGGTCGTGATGATGCCAAGAAGTTTGTGGTTCTGCACCATAGCATTCTGTCCGAGGGCATCAACGTTCAGGGTCTGGAGGCGGTTCTGTTTATGCGGAATATGGATTACATCGGTATCTCCCAGAGCATCGGGCGTGTGATCCGCCTAGGAGGCGCCCAGAAGACCTTTGGACTGGTCTGTGTGCCTGTCTATGATAAGGTGGGTATCAGCACCGCCAGGAGCGTTCAGGCGGTGGTAGACACCGTATTTAAGCAGGGACAACCTGCCATCAGCGTTGTCAGGCGCTGATTTTTCTGCTATACTACTCACACACAAGGAGAAATCCAATGCGCTGCAAAGTCCAACTCTACATTGCTGGCAAGGTCTTTGATGAGATCGTTGAGGCACGTGACTATGAAGATGCCAAACGCACTGCCCTTGCACGGAACCCAAGTGCCAAGGTGATTGGTGTAACCGCAGTGTTCCGATGACCGAAAAGTTTCTAAAACCATTCATTCCCCGTCCTGGTGCTCTGGATGCCAAACCAGGAGACCCAGAAGGTTATATAACCAAGGACGGAATGTGGGCTGCTGTCCCCTATGGTAAGAAATTTGTTATTATACATAAAGGACAGCAGGTTCATTTAGCTAACAACTATTCAACTGCCAAGTCTTACATCCTGAAGCAAGTGAAACTCTCTAAAAAAGCAACAGGACCACTGGATCAATTCCTATGAAATTCCTACCTTTTCTTCTTCTACCCTTCCTCTCTCTTCCAGCACAGGCAATTACTTGGAAAGAGTTCTGGGAACCATTTAGAGTCGAACGCCATCATCACTATTATCCACGACACATACGTTACACTCCAATGTGTAACGTCAGGGTTTATCACGAAGAATACATCCCAGGTAACAGGTATCGTTCTGGATATGTCAGAACCTGGACTGAATGGGAACGAGTTCCTTGTGAGGATGTCGATCATTATTGATTGTTAAATAGTATAACTACTATACTGTTTATGGATGAAACCCCCGATATCAAGTGGAATCGTGGTTTGGATTTGTTTATAGAATCCGTGTATAAACCAGATAACGAATTAAGACAGTGTGCTCATAATCAAAAGTGTTATCACGAGTTGATGTGGGTTAGAGAGAACGTTCTAGAATATCTTAAAACTTTAAGACGATGACTGCCTATGCTGTTTGGTTTATTATTTTTGCTTGTATTGCCTATCTGATCGCAACAGATGAGAGTGTTGCCAAGGCAGTTTATTTTACAGGTAAGATTGTAAATAATAAACTTGCAAGATTTCGTTGGTGGGTGATAAACAATCCAAAAACACCTTGGGCGCAGTATGTAATGTGGAAACGCTCAAATCAACTTGCCAAAGAGTTGATGAATGAGTTACAATCTAAAAATAAATAACTTTACATCTGGAAAATCTTATGCTCTCCACGCAATATAGATTAAGATTAGAAGCAATCTGTGAAAAGATTGTTTTGAAAGAGGAAGTAAGTCTTGAGGATATGATCTGGGCGGAAAAACTTGCAAAGGCAAATCGTTCTGCTGCGACTATACTTCGTCAGGCAAGAAGGAGAGCAGAAAATCCTGATATGGATGCGATGGACGATTTTATGAATCAACTTGATATTGGTGGATTAGGACACGAACGCTTTGGTCGCCGTGGTTTTGATAATCCAGATGATCTACACGATTGGTTTAAGCGTGATGAAGATCAAACCGATTGGAGACAGAGGGATTGACTTACGAAGAGTTCATCCACAAAGGCACCGAACATTATATGGATATGGTGCGTTTGATTGATATTAAACTCAAACATCGTATGCCTCTTACAGAAGAAGAAAAAGAAATCAATGATTACATTATGGAGTTTCAGCACAATACTAGAATCAATGAGTTGAGAGATAAGTTTGAGAAGTGTCTGAATGTAGAAGAAGAATGAAACCTTTTGTATTAATTGCTTGCTTTTTACCGATTGCTGTGATATGGTTAGTGATGAAACTATCTCTATGGTTGTCCTCTAGTGTAACAGAAGTCAATTATGTCAGAGAAGATGCAAAACGACCACACGGACCCTATGTGGAGAATCCATATGAAGACACTGACACAGAGAATGAAGAGGATTGAGATTGCTGAAGTGCTTGACGAAGCTATCTGGCGATGGTATTTTGAGAACGGTAAGGAAGTTCCCAACTGGAAGTATCAAAGAGATCCCCAGTGGTGGACGGACTACCTAGAAGAACTTGACAATCAAGGCTAGATACTGTATAATCGCAACATAAAGACCTGTTATTATGGATTATAAACCCTATAGTATGGAATGGAGTCGGAGGAGATATCTTGCCGAAGCAATCCAACAATACTTTGATGCTGATGTCCCAGTGGATGTGATCCTGGGTGATATTGTAGATGTGCTTGGACAGAGTGCGGCAGAGCATCAAAGTCGTGCAGAAAAGTTCCAAGAAGTGCTTAATGGACTTAAGTTTGTGTCACGCAAATCATAAATGACTGAACGATCACAGGCATTGATGAGTGCCATTTGGGAAGCAAGAAATGCTGGTGCAGACACGGAAGAGAAGTTGATTGCTGCTGTTCTGCGTATTAGTGCAGAAAGTATTCAGTTTTATAATGCTCAAAATGATTTGATTGTTTTAGATAAAAACGATATGCTACAACTAGCACAGGAACTAGAAGAATGAAACTGATTAATCTCAAACATCGTGAAGACTTTGGACACGATTACTATGTTCAGATCTTAAATGTTAAGAACTGGTCACTGCTTCAAGTGTCAGTCAGTTGGAACGATTATCCATCTTTACCTTATCTTCAAGTCACATCGGGATCCAATGGTCTTCTTGGTTTCTTGTTCTGGGCATATAAGTTTGGACTAGATATTGATATTCTCTCCCGCACCTGGAGGTGGGATTTCGCAAAGGAAGTAGATGAAGAACAATACGACTACACTGAACTGGATTGAGTATTACTTCGGTCACTGTTTTCAGACAGGATGGAGAGAAATCTGGAATAACTTCAAGATGTGGAGAGACCTCATCTCTGGAAACTATGAGGGTTATGCTCTACTGAAAGAGGACGATGCATATCAAGAATGTTATGAATGGTTCTGGGCAAGTATCAATATGGATGAATGCCTACCAAAGGAGTTTATTGAACATTTACTGGAATTATGTGATAGAATAGATCGTGGTGAAGAGAAACTTTACTCCGTAGATGATTTAGAAGAATGGATGGAGGACACTTGAGGAACTGGCACACTCATCCTAGAATGGGGTGAAACTACCCCTATAATATTCTCATACACAACAGACCAATGACTTACAAAGCAACTCTCAAGGTTAAGTTTGATACTGAATGGACTTCTACTCATTATAGTAGTGGGTATGATGATATGATGCTCCCCGAAGAGCATTACACTTTTGAGGTTCCTGCTGAAGACCTTAATGTTCATCAACTGTTCCGTTTCTTCGCAACTGTTGCTCGTGCAATGGGACACGATGAACTTACCATTATGAAAGGTGCTTGTGGTCTCGCATTTGCTGAAGATCGAAGTGTAGAGAATATGCGTAAGGTTGCTGATGAGTTTGAACTGACTTTGGGTGAGGACTTGAGGAAGAGGTTTGAAGAAATGAAAGAATCAGACGCAGAGTGGGAGCGTATCGAAAAAGCTATCAAAAAAGGTCCTATGGGAACTGTCCTAACTGATGAGAACGACCAATGCGACGAGTGACTGTAAAACCTAAATCCAGCAAGGCAAAGAACCGTCTTGTTAACTCTATGGATGGTAATCCTATCTGTGTTGTCGAGCAAGACAAAGGAGATGGTATGCTGTTTCTTGCTAGCGAGAACCAGAAATACTTCTTCTGGGTCAATGTAAGTGACGATTGCCACTGGGAAACTGAGTGGGAGGTCTTATGACTTACGATGAACTCTACGAGCATGTGTTAAACTATGTTGCCATGCCAACTACTGACAACCGCAAATCCTGTCTCATTCTAGGTGCCTTCATGGAGTTTATTATGGATTGTACTGATGCTGGTATTGATCCACGCACACTTGATATGATTGGATTTGTGAATGAGAAACTTGATGAGACTTACACATGACTAAAGCAGAAAAGGTAATTCTAGCATTCTGGGACTCTCATCAACAAGAGAGATCATACTGGCATCGTGATGGTGTTGCTGCTGCCTTGCGTGAGGTAGTTAATCAAGTTCTCCCACACAATCCTAGTCAAGAATTCACTGCCTGGAAACAGGAAGTGCTAAAAATCGCTGATGAAATTACTGCTAAAAATCTCTATTGAGGTACTACAATGACTGAATCATCGTCAAAATTCAACACAAACCATAGAATTTTTCATATGAGTTGGTAAAATGAATCTCTATATTATCAGCAATGTTCTTTGGGATGTTACTCGTGGAATGTGTGTAATTGCTGCTGAATCTATGTCTCATTGTGAAGAGATTTATGTGAAAAAGTTTGAGCATTGTGAGATGTGGTCAGGTGATGAGATTATTGACGCACAAACAGATTTTAAGGATGCGACATTTCAGGTGATTGAAAACATCAATCATCCCGCAGGTGTTATTAATTATGTTTTTGGAGGAGGTTGAAATGACTACTAGAGCACTACAAATCCTAGAATCCACAATGGAACTCTCTATGAGACCCAAAAGGGGAGACAGACAGAAATTGGTTGCTTATGTAATCAATGAAGTTGCTGATCGGTTATGCACGGATTGTGGAGAACTTGAAGACCCTATTGAGGTTTTGCGTGAAATTGCTAATGAAGTGGAGGCACTACAATGACTGAAAACGGATTTGACGATTGGTTCTATGAAATGGAGGGTTTCGGTCTCCGTTCTGAAAGATGTGCAAGTGACTTTGATGCACAAAATTGGAATACAATGGTAGAATGGTTGAAGACTGCATATCAAATGGGGTATGAAAAAGGACAGGAGGCACAACAATGACTGAACTTAATCTAACTGACAGGCAACTGATTCTCATTTCCCTGGCAATGACGAATCTTTATGATACAATTACTAGAACTGGTGAGGGTAAGTCCGTCCAGAGTGAGATTATGGAACTATCCAAGTATATTGGTAAAGAAACCGCAGAACAACGCAAATGAAAATCGCATTTAATGGACATTCTCCCACCGAGAGAGAAACTGAACTGACTCAAGAAGAACTTGCACTTATCTTTGAGGTGATGAAACAAAAGTTTCTGGATCATATTGAGTATGGTAAGTTTAATTACAGTTATCAAACTCACGATCAACTTGCTGTTACAAAACTCTGCGACGATCATCAGGTTGATGTAGACTACGAAAAAGACAGAGTTGCTTTCTTTAAAGCAATCGTAGATAAAATGGAGAACCCTTACCAATGACCCAACTTATTGACCCCTCTGACCCACGCTATTTCCGTCAAACATCTGACGAACCCTATCTCCGTCACGATTATAAATTAGTAATGAGCAATGGTGATACCATTGTCTTTGATAATTATGAGGATGTGCAGCGTAAATGGTTTGAATACAGTGGTAATTTTCTAAGTCACGTTGAGGTTCTAGACCACAAAGAACCGAAGAAAAGTAAAAAGACCAAAGGTTTCTAATGAAACTAGATATAACGATGGAAGAGTATGGTATAATTCTTAATGCTCTACATTATTACAAAAAAGTAGAAAAGCGTGGAAACTTTCAGCAGTATGATGATGAAAGAATTAATGCGTTAAGAGACAAACTTGCACATC